CAATCAATAAATTTGAATGACTTACAATATAAAATATTAGGATTAGAAGGGGTTATTGGAATTAAAGAATTGAAACTTTTTCAAAATGAAAGTGGTGGTGGTATTGGTAGAAATATGGCATATTATCGAGCTGATGGGGAAGTAATATCTAATGGAGAATCTAATTATGGTTTTGAATATAATTTTGAAAATGCTGAGGAAAATGGAATAATAAGACCATCAATCACGCCATCTGTATTTGAATTAAGAAATCCTGATAGGGATATTTATGGGAAGGTGATATAATGCATAGAT